CGCAAGGCGAGCGCGGCTTGCAGGGCGAGCGCGGTGAGCAAGGGCCAATCGGTCCGCAAGGCGAGCGCGGCTTGCAGGGCGAGCGCGGTGAGCAAGGGCTGATCGGTCCGCAAGGCGAGCGCGGCTTGCAGGGCGAGCGCGGTGAGCAAGGGCCAATCGGTCCGCACGGCGAGCGCGGCTTGCAGGGCGAGCGCGGTGAGCAAGGGCCAATCGGTCCGCAAGGCGAGCGCGGCGAGCCCGGGCCGGCTGGTCCCACCGGAGAGCGCGGTGAACAAGGACCGGCGGGCTTACAAGGCGAACCGGGGCCTCAAGGCGAACCGGGGCCTCAAGGCGAACGTGGAGAGCGGGGTGAGCCCGGCCCGGTTGGCGAGCAAGGTCCACCGGGCGAAAAGGGCTTGCCCGGCGATTCCGGTCCTCCTGGCCCCGCCGGGGAGCCTGGGCCACGCGGCGAGAAAGGCGATACCGGTGACGACGGCCGATCGGCATATCAGGTCGCACTGGATCACGGCTTCTTCGGCACGGCGAAAGAGTGGCTCGCATCCCTAGTCGGGCCACGCGGTGAGAAGGGCGACCGCGGCGAACCCGGACCGCTCGGCGAACGAGGCGAACCTGGCGTGCGCGGTGAAAAAGGCGAGCCTGGGCAGGATGGCAAAGAGGGTCCAGCGGGGCCGCCCGGTGAGCGAGGTGACCGCGGCGAACGAGGTGAAAGGGGTGAACCCGGGCCTCAAGGTGAGCGTGGCTTGCAGGGCGAGCCGGGCGAAAGAGGCGCTGATGTCGACATGGCTCGAGTCGCCGAGATGGTGGCTGAGCGCGCCCGCGAGCTGCTACCCCAGATGCTGCCCGAGCTGCTGCGCAAGACGGTCGACGAGGCTTTCGAAGCTCTGATGCCGATGCTCGTGGCGAAGGCGGCTGAAAAGGTTCCGGCAGGGCGCGATGGTTTGCCGGGCGCTCCAGGCCGCCCAGGTACGCCGGGCGAGGATGGTCTGAGCATCGAGCACTTCGACGTCGAGATGAAGGACGACCGCACGGTCGTCTTCAGCCTACGGGCTGGTGATCGGCTGCAAACGCGCGAATTGAAGCTGGCGGGCCTGCCGCTGTATCGCGGCGTATGGAAATCCGGACAGGCTGGGGCGAAGGCCGGCGACAGCTACACATGGGGCGGCTCGATGTGGATGGCCAAGCGCGACACGAACACCTCGCCTCCGGGTGATGACTGGCAACTCGTTGTGAAGGGCTCACGATGAACCCGCGCGTGATCCTGGCGCCCAAGACGGAGCCATTCACACTCGACGAGTGCCGGCAGCATCTGCGGATCGAGCCGTACGAACTCGACGGCGACGGCGGCATCGGCACCCACCCCGACGACTGGTGGATCATGAAGGTGGGTCTGCCGGCGGCACGCGAGCACTGCGAGAACTTTCTCGGGCTATCGCTGGCGCGGCGCACGCTCGAGTACGCGCTCAATCGTTTTCCGGCCACGGACGTCGAAGGATCGGTCGCGATCGAATTGCCGATGGGGCCCGTCGTCGAGATCGTGTCAGTGATGGTCGGAGATCCAGGCAGCGACAGCAGCCTCACCAGTGACGGCGCGTTCTTCACCGATTTCCATCTCGACAACTACGTGTTGCCGTCCGCTCTTTGGCCAACGGCCGGTGCATGGCCCGCCATTACAGGCGGACGCAACGCAATCAGGATCCGGTACGTCGCCGGCTACGGCGTGGACAGCGACGGCGGCTTCGAGTTACCCAATGCGCTCGGTGCGGCGATCCTGCTGGTGCTCGGACACCTGTACGAGCATCGGGAGGACACGGTGGAAAAGGCATTGCAGAGCATCCCGCTCGGCGCGGAGGCGCTGATGCGGCCGTTGCGCGTTCGGCTGGGTATGGCGTGAGCGACGACATGGAAGCCGGCCGCCTGCGGCATCGGATCAAGCTGCAGCGTCTTCAAATTGATCAGGACTCCGACGGTGCCAAGGTGACCTTGTGGGTCGACGCCTTGGACTTCCTGCTGCCGGCGGAGATCGTCGACCTGTCCGGGCGCGAACTGTTGGCTGCTGAAGCAGTCCAGGCGGAGATCACCACCAGGATCCTCATCCGCTACCGGCCGGGGATCAATGCGGGCATGCGGGCGTTGCACCGCGGCGTCAAGTACGACATCAAGTCGGTCCTGAGGGACCGGCGCAGTGGCCGCGAATGGCTCACATTGCTCTGCGCCAGCGGTGTGAATGAAGGCGGCGACTAAGTGGATTCTCGACCGCTGGAAAGGACGCACCGTGGTGTGCATCGCCAGCGGTCCCAGCCTGACGGCCGAGGACTGCGAACTCGTGCATCGCGCGGGCCATCCAGCCATCGTGACGAATACGACGTTTCGCCTGTGCCCTTGGGCAGACGTGCTGTTCGGCTTCGACATCGTCTGGTGGCGGACCTATCGCAGCGAGGTCGAGGCCACGTTCCGGGGCATACGCGTCACCTGCTCGTCGCAAGGTCGCTCCGTGGGGGTGTTCTCGACCGAGAACCTTCCTGGGTTCTGGCACTTCGGCAATTCGGGAACGGCTGCCATTTCACTGGCGGTGTTCGGCGGTGCGTCGCGAATTGTCCTTTTGGGCTACGACTGTCAGGCGAGCAATGGGCGCACGCACTGGCATGGCGACCATCCGGAGGGATTGAGCAACGCCCGTTCACTGCATACGTGGCCGGCAAAGTTTCTGCTGCTCGCGCAATACGCCAAGCGGAAGAACGTGCCGGTGCTCAACGCGTCGCGCGAGACCCGGCTCACCTGCTTTCCGAGAGTGAGGCTTGAAGATGCCCTATGAGTACGCCGGGCGCTGGCGCGGCGAGACGGTTGTTTGCATGGCCTCCGGCCCCTCGATGACGCGGGCCGATGCCGAGTACTGCCATGGCAAGGCGCGCGTCATTACCGTCAACACGACATTTCGGCTCGCGCCCTGGGCCGATGCCGTCTACACCAACGACCACGATTGGCTTCAGATGCATCTGAACGAGTTGCGCATGTCGTTTGACGGCGAGATCTGGTGTGGCCATCAAGGATTCAAGGAAAGCCTATGGGTGCACCATGTGCCGTTCGACAAGGGATGCCAAGGGTTGTCGACGAAGCCGAGGCACATCGCCTGGGGCATGAACAGCGGCGCGGCGGCGCTTGACTTGGCGCGCTGGTTCGGCGCGACGCGCATCGTGATGCTCGGCTACGACCAGCAGTGGAAGGGCGACACCGCGCGCTGGCATGGCCTGCACCCCGAGGGACTGCAGAACAGGCGGCCGGGCTTTCATCGCTGGGCTCGATGGTTTCAGCAAGCGGCGCTTGACTTCGAGCGCTTGGGCATCCCGGTGGTCAACTGCTCGCGTGAGACATCGCTGACCTGCTTTCGCCGCGTTCCGCTCGAGGAGGCGTTGTGCTCCAGGCGGTGACGGCGACCGGCGCGCGGCCACAGGCTTTCGCACTGCTGTGTCGCTACGTCCAACGGCAAACCTATGGCGGCGCTGTTCGCTGGCTCGTTGTCGACGACTGCGATCCGGCGACGCCCATGCCCGCCGATTTGCCGTCGAACTGGACGCTCGAACTGATTCGGCCAGCCTGGCGCTGGAAGCCGGGGCAGAACACGCAGATCGCGAACCTGCGATTGGCGCTGGATCGCCTGGATGGCGACGCTCCGGTCACGTTCATGGAAGACGACGAGCACTATGCGGCGGACTGGCTGGAAAAACTGGCGCAGGAACTCAGCCACAACGACATCGTCGGGCAGCGGCTATGCCGCAAGTACAACCTCCGCACGCGTCGAGCACTGGAGGTCAAACATCCGTATCGGGCGAGCCTGTGTGCCACGGCGATCAAGGGCAGGGGGCTTGCGCGGCTACGTCGCATCGTCGCCGCCGGCCCCAAGTTGATCGACTGCGAACTCTGGCGCCCCGGGATCGGCCGTCTATTCGACGGCGCTTTCGTGACGAGCTTTAAGGGCATGCCCGGGCGCGGCGGGATCGACAGCGGGCACAGCCACACGTTCGGAAAACTCTCCGATCCTGAGGGCACGCTGCTACGTGCATGGGTCGGTGATCAGGATGCACAAGCGTACGAGGCATTGATGCACGAGATGCAACCTACCCGAAAGGGCGAAATCGAGGCGTACGTCCACGCGTACCTTTCGCCGATCTATCGCATGGGGACGCGCCGGCGCGCCAGCGTGCAGGCGTTCGTTGAGCGCCTGCCACGAGGTTCGCTGCTGGACGTCGGCACCGGGCGCGCAGAGACGCTAGCCTTCGCCAAGGCCGCCGGGCACACGCCCGTGATGGGCACGGAGGTGGTGCCGGCGCTGCTGGGTGGCGACGTCGTCTATGCGGAGGCGCACGCGCTGCCGTTTGACGATGGCTCGTGGGACCACGTGACGTGCTTCGACGTGCTGGAGCATCTGATCGAGGCCGACATCGAGCCGGCACTGCGCGAGATGCTGCGCGTCGCGCGGCGCACCGTGACGGTCTCGGCCAGCGAGCGCTCGGACGTTCGCGAAGGGCGTGAGTTGCATATCAGCAAGCGGCCTGCCGCCGAGTGGTTGGATTTGCTCATCAGGTGCTGGGGCCGTGGCGTGCGGCCTATCGGCAGCGCCGGCGCGTCGCCGTGCTTCCAGATGGTGAAGCGGTGAAAACAGAGCTGAAGCTCGAAGGCCTGGAAGGCGTCATCGACACGCTCAAGAGCCTGCCGCAGGAACTCGTGAGCAAGCGCGGCGGCGTGGTCGCCAAGGCGCTGCGCAAGGCGGCGATCGTGATCCGCGATCAGGAGAAGGCGAACCTGCAGGCCCACATCACGGCGAACGCTGGCAAGTCCTGGCACGGCGTGGTGGGCTGGAACAAGCCGGTCGGGCTGCTATTGCAGAGCATCGTGGTATCGCGTGGTAAGGCGCCCTTTGAGGGCAACGGAGAACGCTACCTCGTGCGCGTGCGACGCCGTATCTACTCGCGCGAGACGATCGAGCGGGTGAACACGGTCCAAATCGCGCAGCTCACCGAATACGGCCGCGAGGGGGAGCCTCCCTATCCGTTCATTCGACCTGCGGTGGCCGCGAAGGGGGCCGAGGCCATGCGGGTTTTCGAAAGGGAACTGCGGGCGTCGATTGACGCCATCGTCGCTCGTTTGGAGCGGAAGAACCGAAGAAGGAAGAAGGCAGCATGACCACCGAAGTGCACGCAGCGCTTGCACATCTCTTTGGGCTCGATCGAAGGCCGATCTACGGGTTCGAGCTGCGCTGCTTCGTCGGAGAGACGGTGCGGCTGGTCGTCCACGAGCACCTCATCGATAAGAAGCGTTTGCGCATCGGCGAGACGCGGCACCGGTTCAAGTTGACGCTTGAGGATCCTCCGCCAGACTCAGCGTACGCGGCCATGCGTCGGGTAGTCGACGGGATCGAGGCCGCGCAACCCTTCGACCTGGACCGTGCTTGCGAACAGGCGATGCGGCGCGTGCTCGACGGGATCGAGCGGGACGCGCGCCGCGCTCTCGCCACGCTGGGGCTGCACTGATGTTGCCGCCTGTCTTCCAAACGCTGAAGGCGTCCGTGGCCGTCAAGAACTTCGTCGGCACCAACCCGCCGCGGATCTATCGGCATGGCGATGCGCCCCAGGGCGTGGAGAAGCCTTACGTTACTTGGTTCTTGGTCGTGGGCACGCCGGACAACCACCTGAGCGGCCTGCCGCCGTCGGACCGCCTGCAGGTCCAGGTCGATGTCTGGCACACGACCGACGCGGGGGTGACCCTGCTTGCCCAGGCGGTGCGTGACGCGATCGAGCCGCACGCGCATTGCATCAGCGTTCCGATCGACGGCCGGGAGCCGGACACCGGCTTGTACCGCATGGCGCTCGTTTTCGACTGGTTCGTCAACCGCTGAAGTTATTCGACAGCCGGCGCCGACCGGCACCACCACCAAGCCCGCCGCGTGCGGGCATTTTTGTATCTGCGAAAGGAGAGAAGAGTTGAAGCAGTTCGTGTACGTGATGTCCTCTGCAGCAGGGCATATCAAAGTAGGCGTTTCAGCGAAGCCTGAGACGCGCCGGGCGGCCCTGCAAACCGGCAGCGGCGTACCGGTGGAGTTGGTGAAGGTGTTCGGCCCTTTCAATGCCGCAACGAAGGTTGAGTCCGCAGCGCATGCCGCACTCGACACGCACCGAATGGAAGGGGAGTGGTTCGCCTGCACCCCGCAAGCAGCCGTGGCCGCCGTCGATGCGGCCGTGGTGTCGTTCTGCGACGAGCCCGATAGAGACGAGACGCGCAGCAACGCGGAGCTTCAGAAGCTAGCTGAATGGGCCGCATCCGGCATTGTTCGACCGGCCTGTGAAGCGATTGACTTCGCGAAGACGGTAATGGACAGGTACACCGACCTTGTTGATCGCTACAACAAACTGGCCGACGAATTCGAGGAGGCCTGCGAGTTGCTCGACTGGTACGGCGAAATGGCGAAGGACATGACGTTCCTCGCGCGCGAGGCGATGAACCAGGTGATCAGGCACGAGCAGACGATCAAGGCGCTGCGCGAGTCGGAATCGTCCCACGCCTAACCCCTTTCCGCCTTTCGCAGAGGCAGCCCGCTTCAGCGGGCTTTTTTTTACCTACAGGGCCCCGACGGGGCCCTTTCCTTTTCTCAACCGAGGGCCCCGAGTGGGCCCTCTTTTCATTGGAGGTCACCATGACCACAGGAACCGTGCGCACGCAAGGCACAGAGCTATTCGTGATCGACGACATCACCAGCAGCGCTCCCACGCGCATCAAGATGGCATGCCCTACAGGCATCAACGGCCTGGGCGGCGCGCGCGACCAGATCGAGGACACGTGCCTCGATACGAAGGACGAGAAGACCTTTCAGGCCGGGCTCGGGAACCCCGGACAGGTCTCCGTTCCGTTCAATCTCGTTCCGCGCGACATGTCCCACCAGAACCTGTTCGCGTGGAAGACAGACGGTCGCGTGATGAAGTGGATT